CGACATTATAACGGTCGTGACTACACCCAAACAATTTGTAGGGTACAACGAAGAAAACCCGGTCGATGATGGTTTGATTACTCTCTGTATAGATGTACTGACCCGCTGGTACGCAGAGAGAGAAGGTCAGGTTGAGGTCGGTCGTGTCCTCCCTGCGGATTACTTGTGGTTCTCTGGCGATGGCAAGAGAAATCACTTCCGCAACGCCTACCGTGGCGGTGATAGATGGGATTGGTCTTTACCGAGTCCGTATGAAAGCTGAGGTAAGCCTATGAGCTATTTGAATATACCCACTGAACTCCGAGAGGAAAAGGCATGGGTCAATGTATGGGACGGGTCAAAGGTTCCCATGCAGGCCACCGTGAGAAAGGCGGCTTCTTCCTCTAATCCTGATACATGGTCAAATTATATTGACGCTGAACACAATGTCCAGCACGGTTACTATGACGGTCTTGGCTATGTGTTTCACGATACAGGGGTCGTAGGTATCGACATTGACGATGGCTTTACTGATGGGCTTCTAAACCCGCTGGCGGCTGACATTATCAGTCATTGTCAGTCTTACACGGAAAAGTCCAGAAGCGGGAGAGGGGTTCATATTCTCGTTCGTGGTGAGCTGCCCTTCAAGGGTAAGAACAACCGTGCCGCCGTGGAGATTTACAAGAGCAATCGGTACTTCATCATGACCGGCGAGGTTTTGATCTTCTCCGAGATCGTTGAAAACCAGTCAGCGATTGACTATGTAATCGAGAAGTCTTTTCCCGACACGCCGAAGGAAAGTAGCTCAGGTACGGTTGCCCCTCAGCGTATCTATTCTCCCATCTATCGCCGCCCTGAAAACGGCAAGCTGCATTTGAAGCCTGAATACCCGCCTATCACACCGGGAAGCCGGAACCTCAGCCTGACTTCTCTGGCGGGTCAGCTCCATAACCAAGGATACACCAAAGCAGAGATTTACAAAGAGCTGTTGTACGCCAATCAACAGGCTTGCAAGCCGCCGCTCCCTCAGTCCGAGGTTGAGTTGATTATTAACAGCGTGACCAGATACAGGAGGTAATTATGAAACCATATCAGCGTGGCGATGTTGTTATCATTGATGTTCCCATGCTTGCCAACAGTCATATTCAGGCTGGTAAGCGTCCGTGGGTGGTTGTGCAAAACAATGTCGGCAATCAGTTTTCTTCCACCAGCATTGTCGTTCCCCTGACCACTAAAATCAAGCGGCTCGAAATGCCGACCCATGTAGCTGTCACTTGGGGTTCTTTACAGCCGAGCATGGTTGAGTGTGAACAGGTGCGTGTCGTAGATGTGTCCGATGATTGGGAGTACATCTGCACTCTGCCGCCTGAGATCATGCGTCATGTGGACACCGCTTTGAAGAACGCTTTCTTCTATGGGGGGGGTGTAGACAGTGGAGAGTGAGAAGAAAATCTGTCCGTTGTCAATGAGCTGCCCCGAAGATATTCCCCTCTGTCCCTGCCAGAAACAGCGCTGTGCATGGTGGGACGAAGACTCTCAGGACTGCGCCGCTGTGGTGCTGGCGAGAGCGATGAAGAAAAGGAAGTGAAATTATGGCTGATGAAATCACAACCGTCCCCGAAGAACAGGCTCTTTTCCAGCTCTCCAACGGTCGCTACATCATGGACGAAGCTCAGTCCAGAGTGATGTTTCAGATTAAGGAAGCACAGCCTGAGCATAGCCACCCGATTAGCGGTACGGGGTATTCGTGGGACGAGTCCGGCATGGCGGAGCTGTTCTCTGAGTGCTATAAGAATGATACCCGCTACTGCCCCGAAGCGAAAAGCTGGTTCACCTACTCCGAGGGTGCATGGCGTAAGGACACCGGCTCTCTATTGGTAGCGGAGAAGATCAAAGAGTTCTGCCGCCTGATGGCTCTCTATTGCGGTGAGATCACCAATGAAGAACGCCGCACCGAGTACATGAAGTTCATCGTAAAGATGGGCGACCGGCGCTTCCGTGACCGGCTGATGAAGGACGCTGCCAGTGTGCTTCCTATCGCTTCGGCGGAGTTTGACGCAAACCCCTACCTTATCAACTGCAAGAACGGCACTTTCGACCTCGAAAAAATGGAGTTCCGGGAACATGACTGGAAAGACTTCCTGACTATGCAGACCAACTTCAACTACACCTTGCAGGACGCACGGTGTCGCCGCTGGGAGAAGTTCGTTGCAGAGGTCACTTGTAATGACGAAGACAAGGCTGACTATCTTCAAAAGGCGCTGGGGTACTCCATGCTGGGTATGGCGAACGAGGAATGTATGTTCATTCTCCATGGCAAGACCACTCGCAACGGTAAGTCCACCATGCTCTCGGCAATTCACCACCTTCTCGGTGACTATGCGTCCGTGTCCCCCGTGTCGATCATCTGCAAGGCAGAGCGCTCGAAGAACGCCGAAGCAGCGAACCCCATGCTGGCTTCCCTGAAAGGCAAACGGTTCGTCACAATGGCAGAGAGCAACCAGTATGGCAAGCTGGACGAAGAAACGATCAAGCAGCTCACAGGCGGCGAGGAAATCAAGGCTCGGAACCTCTATGAGACTGCTACAACCTTCCTGCCGCAGTTCACCCTTTGGCTCTCCTGCAACGATCTTCCCACCGTCAGCGATAAGTCCCTGTTCGCTTCCGACCGTGTGCGGGTCATTGAGTTCAACCGCCATTTCACCGAAGCGGAACAGGACAAGAACCTGAAAAATGAGTTCCAGACACAGGAAGCCATGCAGGGCATTTTCGCTTGGCTGGTCGCCGGGTACTTCAAGTATAAGCGGTTCGGCCTGAAAATGTCTCCCGCTATGCGGAAGGTGGTCAATCAGTACGAGCGTGACAACGATCTGTGCTTGCAGTTCCTCGAAGAACGCTGTGAACAGGCTGAGGGGGTCAACACCCGCTCGAAGTCTCTGTTTGACGCTTACAAGATTTGGTGCAAGTCCAACGGGTACTTTGCCTGTTCCGCCAAGCGGTTCAACGCTGACATGGAGACTCACCCTGAGTGGCACGGCGGCAAGGTTGTGTATCAGGGCTACCCCGTCTACAAGAACCTCAGACTGAAAGGAGCGTCTTAATGAACCGATCATGTAATTCTATCCTCTGCCGTTTCGGTATCCACACAGCAGACCCGTATGTTCACATTCAGGTCAGGTGTCGGAATGGTTCTCACCGTTGGCAGAGCAATTATGAAGTCTGCAAGCGTTGTGGTAAGCGGCTGAGAAAAATCCGCATTGTAAAGGAGCGTCCGTGATGAAAATTACTCTTGATATTCCCGATGGCATTATTGCAGGGTTCTTCAATGGTGTAGAGGTCACGGCTCACGGTATGCAGTTGGTGTCCTATCAACTCAGCACTGACGATCTGAAAGATGGTAACACCGTAAAACTCCCTCGTGAACAGAAGGTGACAGTATGATTGCCACCAATGAAGAACTCGCCCTGCTGGAAAAGTGGAAGCGAAAACTCTGCTTGCAGGAGTGGCGGATAAAGCTGTTGACCAACCTTCACCCGGAAGAAATGATGGTGCGTAATACCGCAGGCTGTACCGAGTGGTCAGAAGCAATTAAGACCGCTCGTATTGAGATCATCAACCCTGCCTGCTACGGCGACCGCATTGTACCGTTCGATTTTGAAAAGACACTGGTACATGAGCTGCTACACCTGAAATTCTCCTTCTGGTGTCAGAACGAAGATGATGTTGGCGATAGAGTCATGCACCAGATGATTGACGATCTCGCAAGAGCTTTGACGGAAGGTGACAGCGATGAAGACTGAATACTGCCCCGATTATGTGGGCGTTGCCTGTGTTGATGGCACTTGCCCTGTTGCCAACTGTGAAGAATACGCTGAGCGGTGTATGCCTGTCATTTCCTGTTGCCGGGACTGCTTCTATTATAAGGGCTGTGAAGACTGTGCAATCTCTGACGATTGCGACCGAATGGAGAATAAACATGAGTAAAAAGTGTGTATGTGGCAATGAAATGACTCGTGAAGACTGGAAGCACGAGTGGGTCTGTCATCGTTGTGGACGAAAGCGGCCTATCCCACTACCCCCGATGTTCACCGTCTTCATGTGCCGTAAATGTGAACACCTTCTGTATGTCGAGGAAGACGAGGACTTTCCTCAGAAGCTCGGAAAAATCGCCGCAAAACCCTGTCCTTGTTGCGGCGAACAGGAAGAAGGTCTGTGGAGACTTCTCGGCAGAGCGGAAGGGTTCGAGGGAACTGTATTCACGGAGGAAAGCGATGAAGACTGAGAAAAAGAACCTCCGCCGTATTTCCATCGTAGTCACGGCACAGACCAAGGGCAACCTTGAACGGCTGGCGGCGGTCTGCGGCTACTCGGAAATCGGTCGAGTGGTTGACAAACTCACCCGTGAAAAGATGATCTCCCTCCATGACTTTGAAAGAAAGGAGAAGCACTATGAATGATGTAATGGAGCAAATCAAAACGCTTTCTGCCACCTTGAACGAGGAAACCACCCGCTTTCACCCTACCGGCAAACTGCTGTTGCTGGGTTCCTACGAGAGCGTATTTCTGAAAGCGGTCAAACGCAAGGCTGACCTGTTGGGTATTGACTGTGACCTCACTCAATACCCCTGCCCTCCGTACAAGGCCGTGGTAGTGGACAGAGAAACCGTCCCGTCTGACATTAAGCTCACCGCCGAAGTTGACATTGACCACTCCTACTCACAGGGAATGTCCTCGGTGTCTCAGGCGACTTTGGCGCTCCTGCTGGCATTGGACTTAGTTCATGCTAAGGACATTACCATTGTAGGCCGGGGTCACGCCGTTCAGAACTTGGCAAAGTACCTCACCCTCGGTAACGCAACGGTGACGGTGGCGCACTCCAAAACCAAGAGTCTCTTGCAGGCCACAATGAACCGTGATGTGGTGATCTACGCCACGCCGACTATCACGAAGGACATTTCCTACAACACCCGTGATCTGGTCATCGACCTTGGCAACAGCGTTCCCCACCCTGATCGCTTCAACTGCCCCTATGTGAACAGGATTGGTCAGCTCACCGTGAGCGTGTTACTCAACCGCTTTGCGAGAAAGGAGCATAGGGCATGAGTGACATTCTGACAACTATCGCCGCCGTTGAATGGATTGTTGTAGGCTGTCTATTCCTCTGGCGACTGCGCCACTGGAATCGCCGCTTTTCGGAACTCTATGACGAGCTGCGAAAGGAGATCGACCGTGAATAAGGAAGACGCTCACATTGTTGTAGCGATGGCAAACCACAACATGAATGTCACCGATGTTGCTTGTGCTATTTTCACACACAGAAACACGGTTCTCTATCACTTGAACAAGGTGAAGCAGCAGACCGGGTTAGACCCTCGGCGGTTCTATGATTTGGTCGAGCTGGTGAAGATGGCTCAGGAGGTGTTGGAAAGTGAGTCTTGATATTACGATCATGGAACGCAAAGATGTCCGCTGCCCTCATTGTGGTGAGGTCGTCAATACGGTAGATGTTTCCAGCACCGACAGCGGTGGTCGGCTCTGGTACGACTTTCTGGAAAAGCTCGGCTACTATGTTCCTTACGAGAAGCGAACCAAGGAGAACGACTGGTACGGCAAGGACATGGTTCTTGACAACGAGCAGGCAAAGCAACTTGCAGACTACGCCGTGAAGAAAGAGGTCTACAACTGGGACGGCGTGGAGTGGATTGTGACGGAAGCACTCGCCCACGGAAACAAGGTGGTTATCAACGCTGACTGGTAGTTAGGTGATAAAGGTGATAAAGGTGAGTGTTTTTGCAAAGACTTTTTTCAAATTGGCGTGTTTTGAAAAATTGTTTTTCGTATTTTAGGTGAGTTAGGTGAGTAATCGGGCATAAATGCCTATAACTCTCTCTTATACGCGCGTATATAGAAATAGTTATAGGGAAATGCACCCGATTACTCACCTTTATCACCTTGGCGACTTTGAAAGGAGAAAACGACTATGGCAGACGAAATTGTAGAAAAGCGTGGTCGTGGCAGACCGAAGGGTACTGGCGGCAATAAGCGGCCTGACAGAACTGACGCTCTGAGCGTTCACATGGAGCCGGGTGAAAATCGGAAATATATTACCCATTCGCTGAGAATGTGGGATTGGGAGACACCCGACATGAAGGAGCCTGCACAGGTTACGTAACGCATTGGTCGGGATTTTG